ACGGCCTTTAGCCTTACTATCTTCTCTAAGACTAACATCTCCGAAGATACTTTTGTAGTCTTCGGTCTCCATTAAGTTTCTAACTTTGCTACCGAACCTCGAAGCAAGTTCAGCGTTGTGTGATACTTGCATCAGTTTCATTTTAGGATTTTTACCAATCATCCAAGCGGGAAACAAATATGATGCGAACTCTGATTTAGTATGCCTTGGTGGCATATTCACAATAAGTCGTTTAGATTCTTTTGTAGATATACTTTGAAACTCATCTGCAATTATTTGATGGTGCCCCCATTTTTCAGGGTCCTCTGTTTGTCTGCAAATAAAGTCAGGCCACATAGCTTTCACAAATAATAGAAAGTTATCTTGACATAATTTTATATACTCGATCTGCTTCTTGAGTATTAAGGTTCTTAATTCATCATCATTTAGTTGATCTAAATTCATCTTCTAAGTTTTTTGATTTTTTGGGTCCCCTGTTCAACATATTCAAATATAGTATCTATCAGAAACATAACAAAATACCAAACAGAAACAAACACCATCAAAATACCCATCATAATACTAAATACGATATTACTTACTGATTTCATATTGTTTCAGCATACACTATTTCTATTCGAGTTGCTATAAACTGCCTGTCGGCAGAAGTACCTTCTGCCTGAACGTGGTCAAAATTTAAAAATTGCAGGATCTAGGTTGTTGGTTTTACTGAGCCTTCTATATAGATACACCGATAGCCCTTACGGGCTACCGATCAGACGTTATTGGTTGTGTCTTAACTGTTAAGCTTATGTATTAGATAACTAAACTTCTGTACTATCTTTTGTTTAAAGTCATCTATTAAAGGGTTGCCAGTATTTTCTAATATTAACTTCTCTACTTCGCCCTCTAACATTTTATACATTACTTCATAATTCAACTTACTAATTGCAGTTGGGTCAAGTTTAGCATTTTCAGTAAGCTGAGTATTAGCCGATTGCTCGGCTAATACTTTAGATATGTTCATTGGAATATTAGGCATTATTATCGCCTATTGCTTTGAACTCATTATATTCAATCTCAGTACAGAACTGATTGAACAAATCATTGTGCTTGATTTTGAAGTTAGCAGTTTCAAACTTTTTTCTTTTACGTTTGATTTTCTGCACTCCATAACTACAACCGTTCTCGTCTTGAACAATAACTAAGTTTTGATTTGTTCTTTCAAACACATCAACCACGTTCTGTTTCATTGTATCTAACTCTTTAGATAAACGATTTAATTGCAGTTTATTTATAGCATAAGACATTATGATTTTTTTCTCATCTGCCTTTAGCTTTTTAACAGCATTACTCATTGTTTTCCTTTGTTAGTGTTAGTAATAACTTGTCTTATCATATCCCATATAAACTTCAACACTAAAAACCCATTATGAACACACAGTTGATAAGTGTCCATTATGGGTTTTTCACAGACAAAACTAGAACAAATTGAAAACAGAACCTAAACTAATAATATCAAACAATAATAATATGTAGATAAATATTAAAGGTGAACACCAAACTAAAGCTCCCATCTTTTCCCCCTATTCTTTTTAATAAACGTCATTATTCACACTCGCATTTCTCATTATCGAGAAACCAATCGTTGCAACCCTCACAGTAAGACCAATCAGATTTTTCTACCACGAGCATTGATAAACGACCTCTTCGCCTTTTTCCATTTGTGCCAAAGCCCAATCGCAGAACTGACTATCTTGTTTGGAATATTCTCTGACGGCTTCCTCTTGGAATTGATGTCCCCAAAAAAAGCCACCGCTACAAAACGAGCCTGCAAAATCGTTGTCTACTTCCTTACGCAACTCCATTACTATTTCTTTTGTCAGCACAAGTTCATCATCTCCATTCATTGGTTCTGCATGTGGATTAAGGTCTGCAAACTTATCAGACATAAATGTCTGAAGTCGAGAGTGCTTTCTCCAAACGAAACCGTGAATAGTCGGCTCGTACTTATCTGAATAGACTTTTTCAAAATCTATCTTCTTGTTTCTTAATTGACCGTATTGATCTAGTCCCATAGTTCTCCTTTGTTATCTTTTAAGTGGTTGAGTGCGATATCTTCAATTTCTGATGTACATATCTCAACCACACCATTGTCTTATCATATCCCACCGCAAAGTCAAATCTTATTTTACGAAAGTAGTGTACGCTGGTGAAGCTCCTGTGTACTTTAGAATAGTTCTAAACAAACTCTTTTCCTAACGAGAACGAGCGAGAGCTTCACAGAACTCCTGTGGCTGCCAGCACCAGGATCCCCAGCAGGGGCAGCATGAGATTAGGCCACATCACCACGAGGAGCACGAGGAACGCAATCACGCGATCCTCCATCCGTCAGTAACGAACACGTCACCACGGATATCCTGAATGGCATCCAGCTGCACGCCCAGTCCTTGAGCTATAAGCCTTCGCGCTTTTTCGTTAGTCTTGAACGAGCTGTTAAATAAACCCTCTTCGTTTACGATCATCTCCTTCAGCGCTGCAGATCCAGGCAGGTCATGCGATGCTGCAGGCATAGCTGCGTTAACTATTTCGATAGGTCCCTTAACGAGCCCCTGCATTGCAGAGAGATCTTTGATCTTTCCTTCTACCACGGTCACTGAACCGTCATCTTTGATTATATGTGTTTTCATAGTTATCCTTTCGTTGTTAATCCAGACATGTACATAAGACCAGATGGGAGATAAGTCAAGAAGAAAGTTCAGGAACTTTTTCACCAGATGCACGCTGCCATCTCGTGATGCTTTATGTATTATTCCAATACCACTATCCTTTCCTGAAACGAGAACGAGCCACCAGCTTCAGTCACCAGATGGGAAGACTGAGCTGCTGGTGGCAGTTCTTAGTACCAATAGGTAAACGAGAACGAGCTTCGGTGAACGAGAACACGGAGTGTGCTGCATCAGCTCCTGATGGGGGCTCAACGGAAAACAATGATATAAAAGTTGGCCCCCGAGAACGAGAATAAACTAGAATTAGTCTCTTGCCAAGTCCAGCTCGGTGACGCTGCCCCCAGATGCAACATTAACAACGAACCGTTGTTCTTGCTTCATTGAACGAGAACGAGCTTTCGCTGCAGGGAGATCCAGCAGCTCCCAGATGGCATCCTGAAGGAGGGGCCACTGTACGGGAAACGAGAATGAGAAGCGAGGTTTCAGTGTACGAGGATCTGTAAACGCGGACAACGGTCTGTAGAGTTTCAAACTTCTCTCCGAGAGGGTCTCATTGCAGATCAATACAGTTCCACCAGCTTTCAGTCGTTTATTAATCCATGATATTTGCCATTTAGATAGCTTCGGATATCCAACGTAATCCGATTTAAGTTCCATCCAAAATTCTTTGCTTGCCATACACCCATTTAAGTCAGGAATACCATTGATTGTTTTAGATTCTATGCGGGTAAAATGTATTTTGGGACAACATTTTTTTATTTTCTGCCATAGTACAGATTCACGTTTTTTCATAAATTATTCAGATCGGTTTAATACCTTTTCTATCTTTGTAACACTTGATCTAAGTAATACATTCCTGTCGGAGAAAACCGCTGATTCTTCATCATAAGAGGCAAATGTCCACACATGTTTACTATCTTTATCGAATATAAATGCATGAGTAATCATCTTTGCAGGTTTAAGTTTCTTTACTTCTGAAGCTTCTGCGTGCCCAGCATCACCGCAGGGATCCAACCAATAAATTCTGTAGTAATAGTATTTCTTATCACCAACGAGAGCAGTTTTGTATTTACTTTTTTTCCGTCTTAACATTTACCCTACCTAAATTCATTGTTAGATCAGAATTATGTACTTCGTTGAACACCGTAATGAAAGATGTCCAATTGTTACCCTTCAGGTAATTCTTTTGTCTCTGGCTTAACTTCGATCGTTTTGGCGTTAAATCCATCGATCTTGTTCGAAAGCTCACTAAGTTTTTTCTCAAGCTCTGCACGTGACATACCCTCCAATCCTGATACTTTTACTTCTCTTTTGTCTACATAAAGACCAGCAAGTTGTCCTGATCTAAATTCTGCATTGATTGCTGATGCATATTGTTTTTCTGTGTATGCAGCGTCAGCATATTTTTCTAACCTTTTGTATCTACGCAGTTTATCTTTTTCATATTTAGCTTGTGCTTTTGCAAGTTGCTGATCTAAATATTTTACTACGTGTGGATTGTGTCTTCTTTGTGTAAGCCTACTACCAATATCTGAAAAATTTTTATCGTTCTTAGCTTCATAGCCAGCTCTTTTACAAGCCTCAGCTTTTGTAATCTCACCCCAATTAGCTACAAGTATATCAAT